TCCGTCGGCTTGGCATCGTCCTTCATGTACACGGTGCGGTTGATCGTCGCCTTCGCGTCAGTGCGGTAGGCGTCGAGGAACAACTCGCCGACCAGAATGTCGGTCGGGGCCGAGTTGCCGTAGCGGATGCAATCGCGCCATGCGATTTCCATCTGCTCGGTCAGGTTGCCCGCCGTAGCAGTGGAGATGCCGGTGATCGCAGTATTCTGCCACCAGGTGAACACGGACTGATCGAGGCCGCCAACGACTTCCGACACGGTCGGGGTCGTGCTGACGAGCAGGTCGAGTCCGGGGATGTTGGTCGTCGACTGCGTGCCGTCGAGGTGCAACATGATGTCGAACATCTGCTGAAAGCCGAGCTTCAGAGTCTCGGTGTTTTCCTTCAGGAGGTTCGTGAGCTGCACTTTCTCGGCTTCGCTCGGGACGCTCGACTTGTCGTCGGTCATCACGATGCCGTTCTGGGCCAGCTCGTCTTCGTTCAGTCCGAAGCCGTCGTGGAAGCTGCCCCACGTGTACTTCGCCTGCTGCAAGGTGCGCTTACGGTTGTAAGTGACCTGCTGGTCGCCGAAGTAGGACTGGAAATTGCTGTCGTTCGAATAGCGAAGCTGCTCGACAACGTACTGAAGACCGCCGACGTAAGGCTTTTTGCCTTCCATTAGCTTCTTAATCAGAGGCCGCTCGACATTGATCTGGTCGATCGGATCGTTGCGCAGGAAGTAATTGATGGCCGCGTTGCCCGCGTAGGCCAGCTGTTCCGTGGTAAAAGGCATTTGATTGCTCCAAAAAACAAGGGTTAGGTACCGCTGTCTTCTTGGAGTGGCGAGGTCACTTTACGCCCGCGCCGATGGCGCGCCGGGTGACGAAACCGGATTACGTCAGAAGTCACATGGCGCAGAGTAAGGCACTCTGCGCCATGCTGTCAAATCAGCGCGGATGGAGTCGAACCATCGCCCCGGGGTCCGGCCACGTTCGCGATGCTATCCGCAACGGTCGGGAGTCGAACCCGAAGGAGAGACCCGAGGCTGAACCCGGTGCGCGCTGCTATTCGTCCGATCCGCTCGCCTGCGCCGACTCGGCGGCCTGCCCCTGAAGCGCTTCGTCCATCGCGCCTTTCGCGCCGTCGGACGCCTTGTCCTCGATGTGCCCAGACTTCGGCCCGCGCTTCTTCACGTGCATGTGCGTCATCTGCACCTCCATGCGCTTGCCGGTGCCGTCGCTGTCCTGATGCTTAGAGACAACGTGCGCATGGCCGCGGATGTGAACCTTGTCGCCAACCTGAACGTGCTCGACGCCCAGCTTGTCCATCTCCTGGTCGCCCAGGGTCATGCGCGTGCCGTGCGGGTAGCGCGCGGTGCCGCCGCGCCCTTCGGCCGCCGGCATCATATTGATTTCGTCCTTGTCGGACGGTGTGCGCTTCAGATCAATCATTCCCTTGGTCATGGTAGTGTCTTCCCATCGTGCATCAGGCGAATTTCGCAGTTCAGCATGGGTTGGATACCTGCCTTCCTGCACATAGCCGAGAAACTATAGTCTTCGGATAGCAGGAAGTCACCTTCGATGCAGCCATTGAAGAACTGGTAGTTCGATCCGTAGGGGGCTGCAAGCTTCTGGTCGATGATCGTCTGTAACGCGCTGCGGCTGATCTTCAGGAACCCGCAGCCGACCAGTTTCGCCTTCAGAAGCCCTGTTCGGGGCATCTTGTCGACGGGTATCTTGTCGCCAAACTCGTCGCGGCAGATCCACTCGGGCGGTCCGTGACCAGGGTACAGTCCGCTGACGACTGGATGCGGTGTGGCGACCAGGTCCAGTAGGTTCTGTCGGGACCAGCCGATATCTCCGTCGATAAAGACCAAATGGTCACAAGGCGACTGTTGCAAGAAAGCATTGGCGAGTGTGTTGCGAGCGACATATATATCTCCTTGACCGGACAACGGCATCCAGCCGCGGTACGCACCGTTGGACTGGAGCATGCTGACCACATACTCGAAGTTCACGGCGCGACCGCGCAGCGGCGTCGCGATCATGCAATTTGCCGGAGTCGTATTGAAAATGCCGGCAGGCAGCGCGTCCTTGTTCGACTCGTCGCCGAAGTTTGGGCCGGCCATTACTGGTTCATCCCGGCAAGCGCCTCGTTCATCGCGTCCAGCATCGAGCCGGCGTCCTGTTTCAGCGCGCCGCCGCCCGCTGCCTGGGCGCTGCCGCCAGCGCGCATTGGCTGGCGGGTAGGCGCTCTCGGCGCAGCGCGCGCGGCCGCGGGCAGACGCAGATTCTTGTACGCCTGATCAAACGCGCCCTTCCACTGAGAGGGAGGGATCGTCTTGAAGATCGGCTGAAGGATTGGCACCAGCGCGGCGCGCTTGGCGTCGTACTGCGGATCGGACGCCTGAAGCTGGGCCTCAAGAGTATTCAGGTCCGTGCGCGCAGTGGTCAGTTCGACTTCCGCAGCATGCCGGGCCTGCGCCGCGGAATTGTGCGATGTTTCAATCTCGGTGCGGAACGCCTGCCCATTGCGCGTGCGGGCAATCTCTTTGGCGTACTGCGGCGTGACCTGACCCTTGGCGACGGCTTCCTGCAAGTCCGGGTGCTTGGACAGTACATCGCTCGGGGCGCGCTCTTTGCCGAGTAGCGTCGCGAGTCGGTCCGCTACTGACTCGACCATCTCAAGCGCGCGGGCCTGTGTGGCCGGGTCTTTGCTGTTGAAAGCCGCCATGAACTGCAACAGTTCGCCGTACTGCTCGGGCGTAGTGCCGGTAGCCTTTATGCCGTCAATCAGGTAGCCGAAGTCCTGCGTGGCTTTTTCGAACTTCGCAGTCGTGTCCTTGTTGGTGTCGATCAACGTGCGGATGCGGTCCTGCGTCTCTTTCTTGAGGTCCTTCGGAATAGCATCGTTCAGCGCGTCGGGCTTTTTGGCCTCGACTGCATGCTTATCACCTTGCTTGTCGACGGGCTTGGCAGCGCCCTTGTCGCCTTCGGCCTTGGTGAACTTGCCGGTAACCGGGTCACGGACCTTGCCGGCTTCGTCAGATTGTTCAGCCGCTGCCGCGTCCGGTTTTCCTTCACCAGTGCCGTCTTCAGCCACGTCATCAGCAGGCGTATCAGCACCCTCTGAAGCATGGCCGTCGGCATCAATATCGCCGCTGTCAGCAACGCCCGTATCCGGCGCGGTTCCGTCGAGTGTTCCACTGGTGTCTCCAGTTTCCATGGCGTGATCAATCACGTCCATCAGGTCAGGGGGTGTTTCGGTGGGCATGTGGGGTGCTCAGGTTATCGTGGAGGTAGACCAGGCGGGGCGCCCGCGATCGGGCCGGCCGTTGGGGGCGCCATAGCTGGCGCGCCCGCTGTTGGGGCGATTGCGCTCGTTGGAGGCGGCGTCTCGCCTGGAGGCGGTACCGGCGGGCGCTGAAGTGCGGCCAACGCGGCGGCGTGAACTTGATCCTCGTTGACCGCGGGCGCGGCGAGCGCAGCGGCGGTCGCAGGGTCCACTTCGCCCTTGAGCTGGATCGTGAGCTTCGGCATGATCGCCGGGGGCGGCGCGCCAGCTCCGGGGGAGCCCGGCGGAGGCACGTTCGGGATGAAACGGTCTGGGTCGGTTTCGTCCCCCATGCGCTTCATGGTCTCTTTGACGAGTTCCGTCAGTGAGGTAGCCATAGCCTTGTCGCCCACGGCCAGGGCTTGGCGAATCTGTACGATCATCTTCTCGATGAGGGGCAGGATGGTCGCCCATGCCTGCTGGTCGCTCTGATGCATCGGCTTGCCGGTAGTGCCAGCTTCGATCTTGATTTCGACAAGCGTGAACAGGTCCTCAATGGACATACCTTCGGGCCAGAACGCCTTGGGTCCTGCCATACGCTGCGCTTCGGGGATGGTCAGACACTGCAACGCCTGCTGCGCGGTGTACTGCGCAAGGTCGGTGAGCATGTCTTCAAGGAAATCACGGTTGCACGACGTGCGGGCCTGCGTGCCGGCCTGCTGCACGTTGACCGCGGTAGCCGTCTCGGGGTTGCCGGGCGCGCTCATAGCGCCGGATAGCGCTTCCTGCACGCCGGAGACGCGTTCCATGTCGTTCAGAATCAAGGTCGGGTCGAAAACCCGCATATCGACGCTCTGAACCGGCTTCGGCGCGAAGATGTTCGCAAGGGGAATGGTTGGGTCCGCCGGACGCAGTGCTGTGTACTCCTGGTGCTTCGATTTTTCGAGCTTCCGGGCCTCGGACTCGTCCAGCATGGTTGCGTTGAACAAGACGCCGGGGATTGAACGCTCGCGAGTGAGCCGGAAGTTGCTTCGCGCGGTGCTGTACTCGTCCTGGAGCTTGTAGAGGCGCCAGGAAAGGGACTGCGCGTGCCGGTTTCCGTCTACCTCGAAGAATCCAAGGTAGAAATACGGGAAGAAACGCAATGCTGGGGTCGGCGGCGGATACGGCAACGCTGCCCACTGCTTGACGCCTTCAATCGTGGTGCGAATCAGCTTGTCTTTGCGGTTCCACTGTTCCAGTACGCGCACGAAGCAGGGCTCATCGGGCGATGACTGGCTCTGAACGAACGCCTGCGCGCTTTCGGCCGTCAACATGCCCTGCGGCAGCACGTTGTCGATGTCGCGCGTGGTCAATTCCTTCGGGGCTTGCTGGTAGAAGATCTTCGCGGACTTCAGGACTTCGGGCGAGAGACGATCAAAGCGCGCCAGAGCCTCATCGACCGACAGATACTCTTCGTTGGATATCCAATCGGCATCTAGATAGTCCTCGATCGCAGTTACGTTGGTCGCGATCTGCATGCGCTCACAAGGGACGAAGTCGATACAGAAGAGCTTGTTGATAGACAGCTCTAATTTCTCGGTCAGCGAAACTTTTAGCGCT